CTCTCGCAACTGATCGAAAGCTTCTTGAAATAGTGGATCTGAGAGAATGACCTTAGCCTTATTCCCTCTATCTATCTCTTCTGCTCTCTGTCCTTCATCTTCCATGAATAAGTCCTATTGGTTGGTCATTACGCTCTAATATTTTTGCAATATCATCTGCGAATAGAACAAAGTTTGATGTGCCTTGACCGCCTGATCTTGAACCACCATCCAGATACTTGATGCCGGGGATGCCTTGCTGTTGCAGTATGTTTGATATTTCAGGTTGAGATAATTCCCCATAACTCTCATAGTCCCTTAACAAATCTTCCCCTCTATACTTAGCTCCGCCAACACCACGCCCTTCTTTGTCTATATCTTTTAAGATGCCAGCTAAAACCGCATCATTGTTGCTTTGGCTCTGTAACTTGGACATTACAAATGACTGCTCACTCAAAGGCTTATCCCAATCAAGCATCTTGGCTATCTGATCGTCAGGGATGTCTACTTTGTACAGATTCCTGTTCAATGCCACATTTTCAGATATCTTGTGTTCCGCGAATGCGTACCTATACAGCAAATCTTCATATGAGTCATACCCATGAGTTGGAAAAACAGCACCTTTTAAATCCTCTTTATGCCCATACAAAGTATCTCTTGTCGTCCTATATCCTTCGTCTTGGATCTGCTTAACCACCTCGGCAACCCCCTTGTTATACTTTTTTTCAACACCTTTAACATAGGATGGTTCATCACTGTAATGTGCCATTTTCTTAATATCAATCCCATCCAGATTGACAGACTGTCCCTTGATCGTAGCAAGTTTATCAGCGTATTCATTAGCAACCTTCGGATTCTCAGCCGCATATATCCCATGCCCATAGGCTTGCGCTCCCTCACCCGTTCCAATCTTGCTCATGTCAAACTTGCTGAACTTATGTGGTGAACCATGCCATGCTGTTATGCCAGCCATAGGCATCATACCCATTACTTGCTCTGCACCCATCATCATATCTGCCCTAGAAGGTGGCGGGGCCATAAGGCTGAATGAGAACCTATCTTGCATATTAGGGTCTGAAATCATTCCACCACCCATCCTACTGGCTTCTCTCTGTAAGGTTGCCATACTCGACTCTTTCAATAGCTCTAATGGGGAATACCCATTTAATCCAGCAGGGTTAGAACCCGCATTTAAGAGTGATCGCTGACCCATTTATTCCCCTATCTTTACAGGACGATCCTGCTGTTGTTCCAATTCTAATTCAGCCACTTTAAGCACAAATTCCTTCTCTTTAAGTGCGTGTTCTGCTGCCATCCTAGCCATATCAGCCTGCACCTTCATTACCTCTATCTGGCTCTTCTCATGCTCAATCATGTTCTGTTGCTGTGCTGCTTGTAACTGAGACTGCATTTTAGCCATCTCAATCTGGGCTTTAGCCTCTTCTTTTTGAGCATCCATCTGTAATCTGGCAACGTCCAACTGAGACTTTTGTTGAGCTTGCTGGGCTGCCAACTGAGCCTTCTGTTGATCCATCTGGGCAGCCTGTTGCATCTTCTGCGTTTCAAGTTCAATTTTCTTCATCTCCATTTGTGCTTTTGCTTGTTCTGCTTGCACTTTCGGGTCGGGCTGAGGCTTGTACGGCTGAAGCTTTTTTGGGTTTGTAATGAAATCCCCAACATTCTTGTAGTCCATTGCCTTCAGCCCTTCCGAAAACGTATGGTAAATGTTGTCTCTAGAAACCATATCCTTCATCTCAGGATCTTGACGTAACATAGACATCTGTTGGCCTACCATCGTCATTTCCTGTATTCTCTTGCCTTTATCTCCGTGACCTAAACCCGTTTGAACTGTAACATTACAATCACCACCCCAAGCAGATGGATCAATTGGAACCCACTTACCGCGCAACTTAATCACATCTTGATGTTGCTGGTGGCGTACCATAGTATTATAAATCTTAGTAAATATCTGTTTTACACCCGTTTCCTTAAAGTTTCTCGCGTATAGACGGATACGGGCATTAGCGGCCTCCATCTGGTTGTCTACCGGGCCTGCTTTTGCATTATTCAAAAAGTCAGTATCCAAGCCTGTTCTAAACTTGGAAATGCCCGTCCTACCGTCTCGCATTCTATCTATTACGTTTAGCATATCAAAACCACCGTTGGGTAATGAAGGTGTGTCTAAACGCTTGATTGCTCCCATCTGCTTAACCCGTATTACACCACCGGGTCTAGATGTCAGAAGATCATCATAATTAACATTGCCATCAAGAGCCTCAAAACGCCCATGATTTAAATTGTATATATTGTCTAAAATACCGCGCAAAATAGCAGATTTAGTAACCTGCAAGTCCATCGTAATATCGGCTAAACTCATTCCAATCAGCTTATGTGGTATCTTAATAGGCGTTATCAGCGCAAAAGGATGATCTTCTACCTCAATATTTTCAAGGATAGTATTACCCGCTTTAGTAATCTTACGTAGCTCGGCTACACCGTCATTATCCCAATCTACGTTAATATACGACTCAGTAATCCAAACCTTCCGACCTAACCAATTATCATCATAATTACGATCCCCACCATATACATCATCAAAATCGTGCCTTGCAGTGTATTCCTCGTCCCACTCCTGCTCGTCATCCCCAGCCATGTTTTTGATTTCTTCCATGTCAGCTTCGGGATATAATTGCTGTAAGTCAGATAACGTCATATGAATACGATGCCCCTTATACTCCGCATCGTCTATCGTCTTAGCCCTCTTAGATACTAAAAACTCCTCTGGAGGAACTACCTCAACACATATTTTACCCCTTGAGTTTATACGCTCAACGTCAACGTCATGCACCATTAAAGGCATATCGGGTGGCAAACCTAGTGCTGCCGTTGTCTCTTGATCCGTAATCGGAGTCGCGGAATGTGCCACAATTTCAACATCATCTTCTGAAGCCAACTTCTGCAACGACATTTCATCAAGTCCACTATATTCCTCCCGCTTCAAATCTACAGTATCATCCCACCATATCTTAACGACACCCGTCTTCTGCATTAAGGCATCCTTAAACATATCGTGAAATATTTCGTAACCATGATTTACATTGAAAAACACATGGTTTACATAGTCTGTTGCTTGTTGCGCTTCAGCTTCATCTTGTTCTGCGTTGGGCGAAAATCGGGCTACAATATCTTCTGTAGTAAAAACATCCATTAATTCAGGCAAGGCCCACTCCACGACTTCCATGACATCACGTGTTACAATACGTGACCGACCAGCAACTTCGTTACCAATACTTTCGCCATAGTAAGCTCGCATAGCCTTTCTACGCTGTTCTGATAACTCGCCATCATGTCTGCCTAAAGCCCCACGTACTTCAAAATCCAGTATGGCTTTGAGCTTATCCTCGGTGATTTTCTCACCATTCTTTTTGGCTTTTCCTCTTTGTGGCACTATTTCACTCCGTTATCCAGTTGCCTTCTTTAATTTTTTAATCGGCTTCTTTTTCATTATTTTATCAACCAATGACTCAGTAGGCCCACCCTCAGTAAGGGAAGACAAAGTCGCCTCTAATACCTCTACACGCTTGGTCAAAGCTTCGCACTTACGTACTAATTGGTTGTGTCGGCTTTCAATACGCCAAAATTCTGATACTGCCATTTTATACCTCGGAGTTATTTTATATTAAAGAGTTCATTCTGTCTTACTTTGTGTAACTTTTTTACACTTATTTTCATAGTGAATCGTGCGGTGGCAATTTGAGCAAAGAAGTATACATTTTTCGGCTTCTTTTTGAAGTACAGACCACCTTCTATTCATATTGGCCTCACCTACCGTAAAAAGCTTTTCAACACCTTCTTTATGGTGAAAATCGAAAATATAGGCATTATCACCTGTATAAACTAATTTACAACGGTTACAAATACCACCTTGAGCATTGATTAAATCATGTCTACGTTTCTTGCGTCTACGTTTTTGTGTATTCATGGCAGATACAAATCTGGGTATTCCAGCTTTTTACTCCAAGAACTGTTTGCGTGAACCGTATTATTATTAGCAAAAGTAAGACAAAAAGCGTCAGCTAAGTCAGGACTTGGTAATCCACGCTTTTTCATATCGTCTTTACTTTCAGCTTTTAACTTGCCTAAAGACGTATATTCATACCTTATAGCGCATAATTCCTCTATAAGATCTTCATCATTGTCCATAGTTACGTCTTTTCCGTCAAACCATTCTTTGGCTCTGTACCACAATTCATCTCTGAGACGATGGTATAGAGTGTCGATAGACGCTGACTCAGCAACATTGATTCCTCGTACGGGTAGGCCCATTTCACGTAATCTATCCACGACTCCAGCCCCGACTCCAATTGAATCAACCATAATTTCAAGGGGTCGTTCTGTTTCATAGCCTGCCACCTTATCGTATTTAGCTTTAATAATACCTGCTACCTGCATTGTATCCTTATTACGCCACGTTTCTACCTTACCAAGAATCTTACGCCCCTTACGGACACATAAGGCTGTTTTATCACTACCAAAACGTGCTACATCCAATCCCCATATTACTGGGTCTTCTTTGGGAATAAAGATGTCTCTATCTACAGAAGCCTCTACTAAAGCCCTTGAGATAATAGAATCATCATCATCCTGTGGGAAATGACCCAAAACACGCACAGAATACACATTTGACTCTGTACCCCACTTCTGTGCCATTTGCTCTACATACTCATCTGTAGCCTGTGTTGAATCTGCACAACCTACTGTATCCGTTACCCACCAGTCACGCATTTTATTAAACGCATCATAGAAATAACCACTTGTACGTGTCGGGTTGCCTGTCATAACTGTTTTTGCTCCAGCCGTTGACATTGCTCCTTCACCCACCTCAAATATAATAGGATCTACTCCAGAAGCTTCATCAATCAAAAATAACATATTAGGACTGTGAAAACCCTGAAATGCTTCTGGCTTCTCCTTACGTGCTGTTCTAGCTACTGCAAAACTTAGACTAGGAGACGCATTAAGCACCACTTGGTCACTCTTAACGGTCAATAAGTCCTTAAACACAGGGTCTAATTTCCTATGCCAAAATGAGACTTCTGACCAAAGTACATCTTCCAACTGATGTGAAGTAGGGGCCGTACAAGCTATTTTTGCGGGGAAACGTGTCAATAACCACCAAATAATAGTCCAAGCCAGAAATGCCGTCTTACCCACTCCATGACCTGACTTAATAGCTACACGGTCATTAGCAGCAATACTGCGTAATGCNTTAGTTTGCCATTTCTCAGGAACCGCACCAAAAGCCTGCTGAACAAACTTATCGGGCTTATCCTTCCACATCTGTAACTGCTTAATTATGTCCCTACTCATTATATTCCATTATCTGCTTCTTTAAGTGTTCTGGTAAGTCCATACCTCTTAACTGCCCAATACTGTACTTTTCACCTAACGAATGCCTTATAAACGTCTGTGGCTCTACTATTTGACCATATCTACCTGTGTATCGCACATCCATTGCACCATACTTGATTGTTTGATCCTGAAACTTACATAAGGCTGAACTCTCAGGGATTGTCACCTTAATGCCTATACCTCTGGCTATACCTATTAAATACTCAATATTAGCCCTCTGATAAGCCCATTCCTCATCTGGAGACACATCCACACCATACAGGCTTATCTCACAGAAGCTTGGAATAATTGTTCCGTCTAACACCTGTCGGCTTGTAGTAATCTCAGTGATAGCTAAAGCCATTGCGTAAGCAATACTGCTCTGAAAGTAGTCGCAACCAATGACCTCGGAAACCCGTTGGTAAGGGTAAGTAATAAGGGATTTATCTGCCTTTTCATCATCTTCTGGTACGCCTGTCTGTGCGTAAACCTTATGCTTAGTACTCAGAGAAGCCTCTAATAATCTACCTTTACCCTCATGTGAAGGATAATAATCATCAGGGCGGTGACTCTTCCTATGGAACTTCTCCCCGTCCCAAAACTCAATAAACGGCTCTGCCATCTTAGAATCCCATAGCACAGGAGAGTGCATCTCAAATAAACGTGTGTAAGCCTGCCAACCATTATTAGAGTCCCAAGGCATTCCCCACTTCTCCCACGTATCATCATCCCAAGGAGCATCATCATAACTGGACTTACTAAACCCGATTATTGCTATCTTCATTCGTCTAACTCACCCATCCTTCCTATCTGTGAATCCACATCAATAATAGCTTCTTCTACCTCATTAACAGTCTTNGTCTTATCATTCATCCGCATAAGCGTTTCAGCAAAAGAAGCCTTATCCTTAGCTTCCTCTAACGGTGTGACCTCTTTAGGAACCATTGTAGCCATCATCTTGACAAATCCAAGCGGGTCTTTATCGGCTGCCTTCCTTAAAAGAATCTGCCCACGCTTCTTAAAACTACCNTCATCATCCTTCTTCATTGAGTTCCATAAGTCCAACAAATCATCCTTGAATGCCTTGCCTATCTTGTTACCAGCACCCTTCTGGCGACCATTGTTCTTCAG